TACACCTGGTACTACAGTTGAAGCTGGTACCCAAACATGTTTTCCTGTAGCTGGGTCAATGATACGAACCCAAGGCCAATATGAAGCAGCATATGATGTGTCTCTAGTTTGAGCTTGTGTTATTGTTGAAGTAACATTACTTCCATATGATGATAAATCTACTACATACATGCTATCACCTCTAGCAATTGTATTAGTAATAATATTTGTAATTTGGCCTGTATGACCAGCAACATCATTTATCAATCCTGGGGTAAATAATAAATTAAATTGGTACGCTTCAGAATTACCAAGCAATGCAATCATATTATTGTAACTAGCACCAACTAATCCTTGAGTGTTTGTTGAAATAGTGTCGTATAGGTTAATAGTATTACTTACATTTCCTGTAGCTCCTGTAAATGATCCACCTGCTGAACCACTTCCATTTACTGGGATAGAAGCAGTGTATGCTGAGATTGCAACTCCATTTGCATCAAAATAATTTGGAGTTGTATAATTTACTGTTTTTACACGAACAAATTTTGAATTATTTGGATAACTTCCAGATAATTCCATTTGGTTTGTTGTAGAATTATATTGTAATTTTTGATCTCCAATTACTTGAGAAATGTAACGAGAAGAATTTGGATCTAATGTTAGATTATTCCATGCTTCTAATACAACTTTATTAGGGGTTGTATCATTACCACGTCTAACTAATACATTAAATATACCTGATCCAGTATTTGAGTTGGTAACTTCCCAACGAATATTTTCAGCTGAGCCAGAGTTTAAAGCTCCATTATTTCCTAACATATTAGAACCGGAGTTATTATTAATAGCTCCTTCAGAAATTGTTTCAAGAACAAACGATGCTGAGGTAAAATAATTTTGAATTGTAGTACTTTGTGCTGAAGACCAGTTACCGGATTCTGTTACAACACGAGCAACCAGTAATGAAGTTCCTCCGTAATTAAAATAATTATAAGCAGCAATTGAGGTTAAATATGAATATGAATTACCACCACTAATAAAAGAATCTCCAAATAACATTTGAAAATCTGAATAAGAAGTTACTAGAGTTGGTTTTTCTACCGGACCTTTAACTGTTGGTCCTATAATAGCAGCACCGGCTTGAACTGGTTGTCCAGTTAAAAAGGTGTTATCTATTTCGCTAATTGCTACTCCAGGAGAAGTTGTGAAATTTGCCATTTTGTTTTTTTATTATAAATATCAATTTTTTTTCTAAAATATATTACTAAGCAGGGAATGTTGCACCTGTAGGTAATACATTAAAGTCTAGTATAATAAACTCAGCAGTTTTAGTAGGTTGCAAATAAATTTGACCTATTAATTGATTTTGATCAACTACTGAAGGTGGGTTATTTGTTTCATCCATTACTACTCTAAAAGCTGTTAAACCTTGTTGCTGTTGAACAGAAGCTAAATATGGGTTAACTTGAGATAAAAAGTTATTTCTAGTTATAGCATTATTTTGTTCAAATACTAAAGTATCAGCTATTTGAGAAATATAATTTTTAAGTTCAATTAACAAACGTCTAACATTTACACGATCTAAAGCACTTTTTTTCTTTTGTAATGTTTTTTGTCCAAATACTACAACCCCAGTATTAGGGAACGTAGCAACAGGATTAACGTTGTTTTGGTAAAGTAAATCTCTATTTGCTTGAGTTAATACTCTTTCAGTTTGAATAGCACTTGCAATAACTCCTCTATTTATTCCAGCAGGAGCAAACCATGGGTAAGTTGTACTATCATTAAAGGCATATACTCCAGGAATTAATGTTGATGCAGGAGTCCAAACTTGGGTTCCAGTGTTAGGGTCAATAGTTTTAACCCAAGGCCAATATGCTGCTGCGTATGATGTATTAAATGCAGTTGCATTAGATGTTACTGGAAGTATGTTTGAGCCATATCCAACTAAATCTATAATAGTCATTGCATCCCCTCTATTTTGGACAGTAGTAATTAAATTAGAAACTACACCAAAATGAGAAGGAAAATTCGTTCCGTCTCCTATTAATCCTGGGGCTGTAATAAAATTATAATTGTAGGCGTCTTGATTTGCTAATAATGATACTGATTGGGTATAATCATTAGCTGAAAGTCCTTGAATATTTGTGTTTGAAATGTTTTCATAATATGCTCCTGCAACACCTGAAGGAATGTTTTTCCCTATAGCACTACCAAAAGATCCACTAGAATAATAAGGAATAGAACCTGTAAATTGTGGTTTAGGATTACCTACATTGTCTAAATAATCTGGAGTAACAGCTTTTACTTGGTTTATTCTTACATATCTAGATTTATTAGGATAATTACCCGATAATTGAACATAATATTCTCCAGTAGATAAATCTTGGGTAACAGTTTCAACTTGATTACCTATTACTTTTTCAATATAATTGGAAGAATTAGGATCTAATGATAGATTAGTCCAAGATTCTAAAATAGAAGGAGCAATAGATGAATCATTTCCTTGTCTAATCAATAAAGTAAAAGTACCATCATTAATATTAGTAGAATTAATTTCCCATCTATAATTTTCTGAAGATCCACTTAATAATGTTCCATATAAACCTGAAGGGCCAGTACTATTCATTAATTCTCCTTCAGATAATGTTTTAAGAACAAACGCTTCAGTATTAGTACCACCTGAAAAATAAACTGTAGTGCTTCCAGAAATGTAATAATATGCATTTCCTAATAATCCATTAGGATTTGTAGATGTTAATACTAAATTTGGAGAAGTAGCACTTGAACTTACATATTGCCAAGATGAACTATAAGGTGCTACTGAACTACTAACGTTAAATATTTGAGAAGAAGATAAAGCATAATTTGCTATAGTAGAAGCAGCAAATGATGCAGTATTAATGTATATTATATTTGATGTATTAGTTTGGTTAGATCCAGTGTAATATAATGTAATACCATTTATACTAAATGAACTTGAACCTACTGCGGCTACACTAGCAGAAACAAATGTTAAATTAATTGTAGCTGAAGCAGAAGTAGCTGCGGTAGAAGTTGGGATTACTGATGAGGTTGCTGGGGTGAATGATCCGCTTACAACACGAGTAACTAATAATGAAGTTCCTCCATTATTAAAGTAATTATATGCTGAAATAGATGTAAAATAAGTATATGTTTGGCTACCACTTTTAAATGTAGATCCAAATTTATTTAAATAATCACTATATGTAGTACAAATAGTAGGTATTCCTACTTTACCTTTAACTGTTGGTCCTATAATAGCAGCACCTGCTTGTACAGGGGCTTGTGTGATAAAAGATTGGTCATTTTCTATTGCTAATACACCAGGTGATACAATTGTTTCTGCCATTGTAAATAAATTATTTTATTATAAATATGGTGTATTTTAAATTAAATTAATCTAAGTTAATAAACTCACCAGTTTCTGGGTTAAGATTAATTTTGCCATATTTGTTAAGTAAAGATTGGGTAAATTCTTTTTCTTTGTTAGAAACCTCAAGTAAATATTTTTTAGCATTTTGATAACGTTCTTCAATTTGAAGTTTAACCATTTCAATTTCACCCAATTCTAAAATTAAAATTTGAGTTTGCTGTTGAATATTTTTTAACTCATTTTTTTCTTCTTCTGTTAAAAACTTTTTTTCCGAAACTATTCCCATAAATTTATTTTATTATAAATATGTTATTTTCCTTGAGAAACATACGCTTTTACGTAATTTTTACTATTTTTACTTTTGCTAGTTTTAGATTTTGCATGTATTCCTGGTCTTCTTTTTTTGGGTTTACGTACAAATGAAATTACTGCTTGTCCTTTTGCTTTTGCTGCCATGTTATTTACTATTTAAATTATTAACTACTTCTGCTGTAACAATAACCTGAGCTTTACTATTATATTTTTTAATAGCTGTAATCTCTTTTTGAATAGTGTCAGGAACAATATATCCAAATAATTTAATTGAAAATGTTCCTTTAATGATGCGATTTGTTGAATCTGAAACTTCTATTGCTGTAGTATATGAATCAATAGATGCTTTAAATTTAAAACGTTCTGGGTCTCCCCAATATGAGTCTGAAGCATAGTTGATAGCTTCAATAATTTTATTCATCTGTTCAACATAATATGTTTGAATAGCACAAGAATATGTTAAATTAACATAATCAGGCACTACATTAACTACATACTGCATTACTGGTTTTCGATTTGTTAATACGCTAAAATTTGAATATGCATTTTTTGGATTATATGTTTTCATCCAAGATGCATATAAATGTGGAGTATTAGCATCTAATTTGTTTGTTAAAGAACGATTTTTATCCATCGTATCTCTTTTAAACATGATTAGAGGAGCCATAATAGCACCATTTTTGTCTTTATAGTATCCGTCTTTTTGAACTGATTTCCATTTTTCTGGTGAACCGTATATTATAGGTACTGCTAATCTATTTCCATTTTGATAAACAGTTGGACGAATAACATTCTGAAAGTAATACATTATGGATTCGTCAATATCCTGAAGACCTACAGTAAATGGTTTTACATCATCTTCTTTAAATGACATTTGTTCGGAACGATTAAAATCTACTCCGCTTTGGTCTTTATCTGTAAATTGATTAAATTGAGAAGGTATATTAGGATTACCATAGGATTCACCCGTTTCAGGGAACACATAAGGTTCTATCTGACTATTTTGTATCTCTAATTGAGATTTTGGGTTAGGTTTTCTAGCTGATGGCATGTTATATTCTTTCTCTAGTTATTTGTACTTTATCTGCTGGTACATAATGAGTAAAACAAATTATTGAAAGGTTTGTACCAAAATTCTCTAATCCTGGGTTAAGAGGATTAGTATCATATGGGTAAGCTGGGTCTTTTCCAACAAATAATTGATTATCATTTGTATTATCTATTTCCCAATATGAATTATTCCACATAATTATATCTCCTACATCAGGTAAAATATCAGCTCCATATGGTGTTCCAGGGTAATTACCTATATCAGGACCCCCACCAGAAGTAACAGGATTTTTGCCACGTAAATCGTCACGTAAAAACCTAAATTCCATTGGACGATCATAATCAACACCAAAATCACTAACTGGGGATAAATTATCTCCTCTATTAATTAAT